CCATCAGGCTGGGATATGTGACAGCATTGGACCTCATGCACCAAGGAACAATAGTATTCCTGCGCCTGAACTATCCTGCTCTCTATAACAAACTCCTCCAGGCATTCCCCGAGGCGTCTCAATATGCATAGAGACCTCACCCCCTTTCAACGCGGCATCGATTTTATCTGTCATTATCGCGGTAACAACCTTTACCCTCGCCGACATTGCCAGTCGTTACGGCCTGTCATACAAACAGGCCACCCGCCTCCGGGATCAACTTGAAATCCTCGTATGGATTGAGCGTGTGGGAAAAAGTGGGAAGGGCCACTGCGATGCAAATATCAAAAACATAAAAAATGCCACTATCGCTCAAAAAAACAACGTTATTGCAATGTTGTTTTTTCCCTTGACAAACCGCAACCATTATGTTATTCTATACCCACAATAACCGTTCACTCATCGACCCCGCATAGGGCGTGGCAGATGGAGACAGAAAGGAGAAAAACTTGAAAAAAGAGGCGACCGATAATCAGACTGATCTGACTATCGGTTTTTTGCGTCTGGGGCAATCCGGCCCAACAACCGACTAACTGCCGAGACAGTCGGCCCCGCATCAGGCGGCGGCAGGCGAGACACCAGGCGAGAAAAGGAGACCAACATGACTATCATCAACGTACATCAAAAACTGTCTGAGACAGCCCGGAAGTCCCTGGCCATTGCAGGAAAAAACGCCGAAGAAGAACAGGAAATAGAAATAGAGGTCAGTAGCGACCTTCTCGCGCTCCCTTGCGTGAAGTGCGATAATACTGGAAGACTTTATCTACGCACAGGAAATCTCAAACGGCCGGTCATAATGGATGGCGGCTGGAAAGACGGATACCGCACCAAGAAAGTCGGCACGGAATACGTCATTCGCCTTGAAAGCCTGATCGAGGACGAGGCCGCACTAAAGGCCCTCCTGGACGAGTGTTATAATCCTCTGAAGCTTGATGCTTTGGAGGTAGAGGTAGGGCGGCTCAACGATGATGCCCAGGCCGCGGATCAAATCGCCAAGGCGAACAAGGAACGTGAGAAGAAGGAGATAAAGGTAGAGGCTGAAAGAAAAAGGATTGAGAGTGCCGCCGCGCGCAAAATAAAGGAAGAGGCCCGCCGCGCCGCTTTTGCCCCCTACTCCGAGTTGGATGGCGTAGACCTCTGCCTCCAATACGGTAGGGACGATCAGGCAAAGGATATTATCCTCGATTTTCTTGTCTCTCGGTTTGACGCAAAAATCGGCGGGCTCGGAGTTGAGATCGTTGACACGGCAGGGATGGAATACTCCTCTATCGCAGGCTACCCCGAACGCATTCCCGTGGAGGCGTTAGCAAAACTTAAAGAACTCCAGCAGGCTGGAATTATCGGTAAAGCATATGTCTATTATGAGGCAGACGATGATGATCCCATACTTGGCCTAGACGTGAGGCTCTTGTTTCTGGATGCGAGCCGTCTTGTTGTTGTCAATGTACACCAGTGGGATTAATCCCGCGCAACCGGAGAGGGGGGGAACAATCCCCCCTCTCTTTTTTTTAGAAAGGAGACCACATGACCGAAAAAATCCACGACATAATCAGCAAACTCGAATCCACGAAGGGCGCGTTCAAATCCCGCGCCGTCATGGAGGCGCGGGAGGAACTATCCGACCTCCTCACTGACCCCGACTACAACCCCGCCGAAATCGCCGCCGCCGTGGACGCCATCGGCGCAGAGATGACCGACGTCCTCACCGTTGAGGAGGCGCACCTCATGTGCGACCTCCTCAACGGCACATTTATGGACCCCCGACAGGTAAGGACGTGGCCTTGCTCCCTTGAGCTGTCTGTCGTTGACGGTTGCAAAATCGACGGACTCGACGAAAAGTGGAGCGTAGACGGCAAGGCCCTAGCCGTGAAGGTTGCCACCATGCCCCCTTATCAGGCATGGTGGCTCGTCCATCAGGTGCGCGTCTGGTGGAGAGACGGCAACGGTAAACCGATAGATGAGGATGTGACCCGCCGGATATTCAGAATACCCGCCGGAAAAAAACAATGACCACCATCCCCGTCTCTGACGGAGACACCCTTGATGGATATCTCCTCCTCGACGCCGATCTTGGCGGTTTCGCCTACATCCCCCTCGACTCGTTGACATTCTGCGAGACCGAGGCCGAGGCGATAGAGGAGTGCCGCTTCCCCAAAAAATAGTGACATTCTCCCCCTAGAAATGTCACAACCTGTCACGTAGACTAAATACCAGAGGGAAATTCCCCCTGGTATTTTTATGTCTGAAACCGAAAACCCTACATACCCGTTTAGGCGTGGTCAATTCGCCTGCAAGGATTGCCAGGCCCTTTTCTATGCCCAGCCGTCCGCCGCCACATTCGAAGACGATCACTGGTGGGCCTCCTGTCCCGGTTGCGGGGCAAACGCCCTCGAAACCCCCTCCATGCGGAACCTCCACAAGTCCCTTGGTACCGCCAAGGGCGCCAACATGAGCGAGGCGGGCAGGGCAAAGACTAGGATGAACGGCTTTACCACCGGCTCCACCTACCTCCATCCGTGGAACAAAGCCGCAATCCCAATGGCCCCGGCAAAGCCCGGCAAATACCCCGAGTGCGACAACTGCCAGGACCTCAACGAATGCGAGGGCAACGTAAAAGAAAAATACGGCACCTGCATCCCCGTCTACTGCCATCGCAAAGTCGAAGTCACATGGAAGTACGCCGCCGCCTATCTTGCCGGAGATCCCGACATGCTCAAGCTCGTCGCCGCCGACAACGCCGCAAAAATCCAGATGGTTCTCAACGCCTCCTTCAAAAAGATATTTGAGCGCGGCGTCGAATGCGTCGAAGAGATCGTCAAGCAGGATAAAGACGGCGACATCGTCCACACCACCCAGCGCATCTACGCCCACCCGCTCATAAAGCAGTGCACCAACATCATGCAGACAATGGGCTTTGCCCTCACCGACTGGACCATGACGCCCCGATCTAAAGAGGCCAAAGAGCAGGTTTCCGGCTTCCTTGCCGGCGTCGGTGCTGGCATGTCGGCTGGCAGTCGAAAGAGCGTCGAGGAAGTAAGCAGCGACATCAGGGGTAGCATCGATAATTTCGTTGCCTCCCTCGACAAGGCAAAAAACATGCGTGCCCAGGACGACACCCTAAATGCCTTTAACCAGGAGAGCGGCAAAAGCAACGGACAGGAGGAAGATGCTTGAAGCGCCTCCTCACAATAATTCTCACGATCCTCATGGTGGTGGCAATGGCCCGCGTTGAAATCTCTATAGCCGCCGAGCGTGAAATACAGAGATACAAGACCGACAACCTCCTCTGGTGCAAGCACAACTGCAACATAGACCTCTACCCGCACCAGGTCATGTGGATGGACCAGATGGACCGCTTTCCCATGACCTCCACCGTCGCCTCGCCCCGCGTCGGCAAAACCTTTGCCGTCGAGATGCACGGCCTCAAATCGTGTGCCGTCAACGCCTGGGAGGACTACCGCCTCTTCGCCCCCGCCGAGCACCAGGCCGCAGTATCCCTCAAATACCAGATAGACGCCATCCTCGCCTCGCCCGTCCTTGCCGCCTACATCGAGACACGTCTGGGCCGCAAGCAGCTCCGCACAACAGGCTACACATTTCAAAACGGCTCCAACGCCGAATACTTCGGCCAGAATGCAAAACTCGACGGCGTAAACGCCACAATAATCCGTGGCGAAGAGTTTGACGACCTCGATATGGACACCTGGCGAGATCGCATTCTTGCGCGAGGCATGGCCAAGAACCGCAACGGCCTCCCCACCCGCATCCGCGTCACCGGCGTCATCCAGGGCAAAGAGAACCTCTACAACCTCGAAAACGACCCCAGCTTCCACGTACAGGAGAAGATCGACATATACGACGGCATAGCCCTCGGCGTTCTTGATTCCGACTATTTCACCCTCCTCCGCGACAGCTACACCGATGACCAGTGGCTCCGCATCTGCTGCGTCAAATATGTCGAATCGCGAAATTTCTTCTGGTCCGTCCATATCCGCAAGATGCAGAAAAACGGCGCCCACGCCGGACTCGAACCCGTCACACCCCTCCCCGGCAGCCGTTACGAATCAGTCGGCCCCGTCTCCTTCGCCCTCGACATGGGCGCCCAGGGCGGAAGCGCCACAAGCTCAAAGTACAGCCTCCAGGTGCTTGAGCAGGTCGGCCTCTACAAAAGATGGCTCTACGGCGAAGAGTTCGACCCCACCGTCAATCCCAAGATATTGCGTCAAAAGATCGTAGCCCTATGGGATTATTTCCGGCCAATCGGCGGTTTTGGCGACGCCTTTGACGCCAACCTCATCGCCCAGATAAACGACGACCTCTACGCCGAAGGATTAATCTCCTACAACCGGACAAAGGAGCACGCCGAGAACAAGCCCGAAAACTGGAAGCACTGGACCCTCCAGCCCGTCCGATTTACCGGCTCCACCAAACACCTCATGTTCAAGGGGCTCCAGGACTCCATCCACCAGGGCCTCCTCTACACCCCCCTCGTCATCGCCGGTGACACCCGTTACGACAACCTGGCAAAACTCACACGACAACTCGAAAACATCCGGGCAAAGCAGGCCAGTGCGACCTACCTCATTTACGAAATGATAAAAAAGAGCGTCGGCGACGACAACGTAGACGCCCTCGCAATGGCCGACGCCTACCTCGGCGCAGGCAGAGACAACAGGATATTCGTCGAAGGATTCGGCAGCGGCCAAAAGCTCTCCGGCCTCACCGCCGACAACGGAGTATTTCTGACGTGACGCAAGACAAACTTATGAGCGCAACAGAAAACACAGCCCAGCAAATAGTTCGCCACGCCGAAGCACCGCCCAAGGGCGAAGTCGGCGCCGCGTCCAACCTCCTCGGCGGCTTTACCAGGCTCTTTCCCTACAACCCCGATGATCTTGTCCGGAGCAAAGGCAGCGGCCTCAAAATCTATCAGGAGATGCTCCGCGAGCCCTACATCAAAGCCGCATTGATGCAGAAAAAGACAAAACTCCTCAAGATCGGCTGGGACATCATCCCCGCATCGAAAGAGCCGCAGGACATAGAGATAGCCGCATTCGTCAAATGGAACCTCAGCACCAACCTTGCCGGGGCCTTCACACGCGACATTTACGAAATGCTCGACGCCCTCGACAACGGCTTTTCCATCTCCGAAAAGATATGGGACACCGTAGCCACCGGCAGATGGAAAAGCAAGACCGCCCTTGCAAACATAAAGAGCAAAGACCCCTGGTACTTCGACTTTGCCACAGACAAATACGGCAACCTCGGCCCCAACGGCCTCATCCTCAAAAACTCCGCAATCGGCGGCACGAAGAAACGCCTCCCCGTCAACAAGTTTGTCATCTTTAGTTACCTCATGCGCTACGAAAACCATTACGGCAGCTCCGACCTCCGCGCCGCCTACCGGGCATTTTGGCTCAAAGACACCGCATGGAAACTCCGCGCCATCTACATGGAGCGCTATTCCGGCAACAATCTCAAGGGCACCTACCCCAAGAACGACGCCGACGCAAAAAAAGCCCTCCTCGAAATATTCAGCACCTGGCAGCAGGAGACCGGTATAGCCCTGCCCGAAGGCGTAGACGTTGAAGTCCTCAACCTCGCCACCTCCAGCAAAAGCGAATACGAGGCCACAATCAACGACTGCAACCGCGAGATACAGATAGGCATCCTCGGTCAGACCCTCACGATGGACGTGGGGGCGAAAGGCACCGGATCACGCGCCCTCGGCCAGGTACACGACGGAGTGCGCGACGACTTTGTGACCTTTCTCGACGAAATAATAGCCACCGAAGTAAACCTCCAGATCGTCCGCCCCATAGTCGATTACAACTACGACACCGACAGCTACCCCTCGTGGGGATTCAAATCCCGCGAAGGATTTGACGGCGAAGCCTTTTCCCGCACCCTCCAGAACCTCGCCGGAGTCGGCGACATGGACATCCCCGTCAAATGGGTCAAAGAGCGTTACCGCATCCCTGAGCCGGAAAAGGGGCAGTCGGTCTTGAGAATTGACAATTCACCGGCCCCGATCCCCGCCAAACTGGCCGAACCCCGCCCCCCGACCCCCGACGCCCGGGATCCCCGTCCCTTCACCGCCCTTGAAAAAAAGGCCGGACTGCCCCGCATCGCCCGCGAGACCGCCGCCCTCATCGAAAAGGCCAAAGACGCATCGACGCCCCTTTACGGTGCCATCTTTGCCAATATTTTAAAGCAGGTCGAAAAAAAGGCCATCCTCGAATCCGGCGACTATGAAATGATCGAAAAGGTCGCCGCCAACGTCGGCGAGATAAAAGCCCTCCTCACGTCGACCCTCATCGAAGCCCGGCTCACCGGCCACGCCGACATACGGGCCCTCCCCGCAGTCAAGGCCCCCGTAAAGCTGGCCGAAGAGTTCACGCCCGATGCCGCACTGCGTGTCCTGGCAAAGAAAGCCGGGCTGACAAAGAGCCAGTTCGCCGCCCTCGCAAACGAAATGAAAGGACAGGCCATCACCGTAGCGGGCCTCGAAAAGGCCACCATCGAAAAAGAGATAAAGGCGCTCCTCTTCCAGGCCATCAAAAACGGCGACGACATAAAAGCGTTCAAGCACAACCTGAATGAGGCCGCCATAAAATATTCCCAGCCCGTCTATGCCGCCGTCGGCGCCGTGGGCGACACCATCCTTGACTTCCACGCCGAGACCATCTTCCGCACAAACATCATGGACGCCTACAACGCCGGACGCAAAGATGCCCTCCTCGACCCCGACGTAAAAGAGTCCTTCCCCGCGTGGCAGATATCCGAAGTCCTCGACGGCAGAACCCGACAGAACCACGCCTCGGCCACCGGTCTGACCTTCATGGCCGACGACCCGGTATGGTCACGACTCACCCCGCCCAACGGATACAACTGTAGAGCCGTGCTCATCCCCATAAACCTCTTCGATTTCGAGCGCGACCAGCTAAGCAGTGCCGGCGATATCCCGGCAGATTATCCAGACCCCGGATTTGGCTAACCCCTCCTCTCCCCTGGGGGGGGAGAGGACAGACCTGCCTGCCGCAGGCAGTGGTGAGGGGGGAATTAGGAATTGAGAAATTACACAGGAGGAAATTATGACCGACAAACTACAGGAACTCAGTTACGAAAATAAACGTGCCCTCTTAATGTCCGCCCTCGACCCGAACAACGATTATCGCGTCTGGATACGCGACATCTACAGCGACCACGCTGTTATCGAAGAGGGCGAAGGCAAACTCTTCGAGATCCCCTACACCATCATGGACGGCGCCGTCACCCTGGGCGAGCGTAAAGCCGTTCGCGTTGCCTACGAAGCCTTTGCCGAATTGAAGGACGTAGAAGTCCTCCGCGCAGGCACCTTCACCTCTATGTCCGGCGAGGCCGTCACGTACACCACCGCCGACCTGACCGAGATAGCGAAGAACGCCGGCGACATGGAAGAGATACTAAAGCCGCCCCTTGTCGCCACCCACGACGAAGGCGACGACGCCAGCATCACCGTTTTTGGCGCCGTCCACGGCGGGATATTCCACAACATCCGGCAGGACGGAGAAAAACTCATGGCCGACATAAAAGGAATGCCGAAGAAGGCCGAAGAGCTTCTCGGCGAAGTCGAAGAGTTCCGCCTCTCCCCGGAAATCTATAAAAATTTTAGTCACGAGGGCAACTCCTATGGAAAAGCCCTCAGAAGGGTCGCATGGGTAGCAATCCCCGCGATCAAAACAATGGCAGGAGTCACCGGCGCCAACCTCTTTGAGGAAGAGCCCGACCAGCCATCCACATGGGTAAAGCTCCATGAGCGCAACCAGAGTCCAACAAAGGAGGAACACAAAATGCCAGAAGACGTAACCAAGTTTCAGGAGCAACTTGATAAACTCTCCGAAAAGATAGCAACCCTCACCGAGTCAAACGCCGCCCTCACCACCGAGCGCGACGCCCTCAAGTCCGACAACGAGGCGAAGGCGATCAAACTCTCCGACCTGGCCACCTCAGAAAAGGCCCTACGCATTGCTGGGATGATAAAGCCCTTCCGCGCCGCCGGGCTTGCCCCCGTCGTAGCCGACAGGCTTGAAAAGCTTGCCGAAACCATCGATGCCTCGACAGTCGCCAAGTTCGGCGAGAAGGAACACACCCCGCTCGACGAGTTCGGCGAAATCCTCGACTCCATGCTCAACCGCGAAAAGGAAGGCACCCTCGTCGTAGAGTTTGGCGAAAAGGCCCCCGGCAGCGAAGGCTTTGCCGAGAGTAAGGTCGAGCAAGAGACCGTCGCCGCGATAGCCAGCGCCTCTCCGAAAAAGGAGTAACGGCCTTAAAGGAGTAACGGCTTTACCTGAACATTAAAAGTTAAATAAGGAGGGAAAACATAATGGTTGAAAGCCTAGGAGTATCCCAGGAAATCCACACTCCCGACAGCCTCATCGCCGGTCACTACCCGCTCATCTCGAAAGAGGTAACACTCATAGCCGGGCAGAACCTCACCAGAGGCGCCCTGCTCGGCAAGATCACCGCCAGCGGCAAGTACAACCTCAGCCTCTCCGCAGCCGTAGACGGGTCTGAGGTTCCCACCGCCGTCCTTGCCAAGGACACCGACGCGACCGCCGCCGACGTTGTGACCGTCGCTTACGAGTCCGGCGAGTTCAACGACAACAAGATCATCTTCGGCGCTGCCCACACCGCAGCAACCGTAGAGGCAGGGCTGAGGGATCAGAATATCTACCTCAAAACCCCGGTTAAAGGATAGGGGACAATTTTCAATTAACAATTGAAAATTAATAATTAAAAAAAATGTAGTCGAGGGCGTTAGCCCTCGTAAGAGAGGAGCAACAAAATGATAGACATGTTCAAAACCAGAACAATGCTCGCAGCGCTGGAGATAATGTTCATACCAAAAACATTCTTGCTTAACCTGTTTTTCGGTGGTGCGCCAGAGGTGTCCAACACCAAGTATGTAGACATCGACATCTACAAAGGCAAGAGGCGTCTTGCCCCATTTGTCCAGCCCACGGCCCAGGGCAAGATCATAGAGCGCACAGGATTCACCACCCAGTCCTTCCAGCCGCCCTACGTCAAGCCCAAGATGGCGACCACTGCCGCCGACATCTTGAACAGGGACGCTGGCAACACCATCTACCAGGGCAACTCATCGCCCGCGCAGAGAGCGTCTGTACAGCTCGGCAAGGACCTCCTCGAACTCACGCAGATGATTATCAGGCGCGAGGAGTGGATGGCCGCGCAGGCCCTCAATACCGGCAAGATCACCGTCGTTGGCGAAGGGGTAGACGCTGAGATCGACTTCCTTATGGCCGCCAGCCACAAGATAACCCTCACCGGCGTCGCCCTCTGGACAGACCCCGCCAGCACGCCCCTCGCCAACCTCCGGGCATGGAAGCAGGCAGTGGCCAAGGATTCCGGCCTCGTCCCGGACGTAGCCGTCTTCGGCTCCGACGTAGTCAACGCCTTCCTTGCCCACGCCGACGTACAGAAGCAGCTCGACAACCGGCGTATCGTCCTCGGGCAGATTAACCCCACCACCCTGCCGAACGGCGCAAGCTACATCGGCAGGATAGAGGAGCTCGACATCTACACCTACGACGAGTGGTACCTCGACGCCGCAGACGTACTCCAGCCGATGGTTCCCGTGGACAAGATCTTACTTGGTTCCACAAACGCGAGAGCCACAAGGCACTACGGCGCCATCCAGGACCTCAAGGCGACAGCCGCCGTCCCCTTCTTCCCAAAATCTTGGGAAGAGCAGGACCCGTCCGTCCAGTGGTTAATGGTACAGAGCGCACCCCTGGTGTGCCCGCACCAGATCGACGCCTTCCTGAGCGCGAAGGCAGTATAAACAACGGGTATCAGGTGTCGGGGGTCGGGTATTTTTTTTACCGAACCCCGATCCCCTGCCCCACAACACAAGGAGCAACCCAATGAAAGTCAAAGTCAATCCCGGGCACACCGTCCACGACGGCAAGAAAGGCTACACCGAAGGCGACAGCCTCACCATCGCCAACGACAAAGAGGCGAAGTCTCTCATAAAGGCCGGAATCGTCAGCAAGGCCGGAAAGAAAGCCGCCCCGGCACCCGATCCCGAGCCCGACCCCGACCCCGAGCCCGGAACCTCGGCCCACGATCCTGGTACTGAGGGAGCCAACTAACCAATGGCCTACTGCGCCCACACCGATATCCTCGCCCTGGAGATCATCCTTGAGGAGCTTATCGCCCTCACCGATGACGGCAAGACCGGCGCCCCCGACATCACCATCGTCAACGCCAACATCGCTAGGGCCGATGCCGAGATAGACGGCTACATCAAGTCCCACTACAGCGTGCCGTTGACCCTCCCCGTGCCGGAAGAGATAAAAAACCTCTCCGCCACCATCACCGCCTATTGGCTCTTTCGGCGGAGAAACGAAGTCAACGAGTCAATCTTCGACGCCTACATAAAAGCCCTGGCAAAGCTAAAGGCAATCTCCCAGGGCAACTATGCCATCAACGGCATCACAAAAAAGACCGACCCGTCCGGCGTAGCATCAACCATAGCCTCAACCGTGACGCACGAATTCACCAGAACAAAAAAAGACAGTAGCGGCACCGTCATCGGCAATGAAGGAACAATGGAAAAATGGTAGATAAGAGGCAGGGAACGGGGATCAGGGGTCTGGTGTCGGAAAGTCCAAATACCCGACCCCCGAAACCCGACCCCCAAAATTAACAGATGATTGCCATCGACATAAACATAACCGGCCTCGACGCCGAACTTGCCCGCCTCGACAGGATAGGAATCGGCCTCACCAACCTCTCGCCCTTTTTCAAAGTCGCCGGGACAGAGATGATGAAGAGTTCACAAAAGAACTTCCTCTCCGGAGGCCGCCCCGCATGGCCGTCGCTCTCGCAGGTGACGCTACTTCTCCGGGCGCAGAAGAAAAAGAGCTTCCGCACCCATAAACGGGGAAAGAACAAGGGTCGGCTCACAAAGAAAACCTTCAACGTCTTGATCGCCGGAGCCAACCCGCTCAGAGACACCGGCCACCTCATGGCGTCGATAGGCAACCCGGCAAAGGGCGGCATCTTCCGCATCGAGGCCGACTCCATCACCATCGGCACGGCGGTCAAATACGCCGAAGCGCACCAGCAAGGCGTCGCAAAAACAAAAGGCTTTATCAAGGGCAAGAAGATACCGAAGAGAGAATTCCTGAAAGTCCAGCCCGAAGACGAGACAAACATCCTCCGCCATGCCAGAGAATTCGTGGACAGAGTAATTAGGAGGAACAAAAACTAATGTCTCTCACAAACAGCTTCACCGCCATAATCGACAACATCGTCACCACCCTCGCCGGCGATGCGCCCCTGAACGACTTTTGCAAACAGGCATTCAGCAGGCGTCTCAAAGTGGTGAAGCAATTAACTCCGCGAGAGGACGTAACCATAGACAACTACCCCCTCATAATGATCACACGGCCCGAAGTGGATAACGACAATCATAGCGCCTCTGCCCGCGCCGACATAATCCACACCGTAAAACTCTACTGCGGATTCCGTGTAGGCGACAGCGTGGCCAGTACAAAGCCGCACCTCGATGAGCTTATCCAGTTCGACGAGTACATCGACCAGGCCCTCCTTCAGTCCCCCCTCCGTGGCGGCCTCGGCCTGATGACAAAGATAGGCAAATCCGTCAACGACCAGGGCGCACAGCCGCCCGAATACTTTACGGAGAAACTGATTTACGTGACACAGAGGATACAACCAACGCAGAGATAAAATGGCACATTGACAATTGACAACAAATAAAACTCGAACCTAACAAAACACAGGAGGTAAAAAACATGCCATCACCAGCAGACCTGCTCCTCGGCGGAGCAAAGTTATTTTTCAACGACGGTAGCGGTTACCGCACTTTCGGCAACATCCCGGAGATATCCCTCTCCCGGGCCATCACCGAGCTGGAACATTTCACCCCGAAGACCGGCAAGCGGCTCCTCGACAAGACCCTTATCACCGAGACAAAACTGGGGATCAACTTCAAGATCGACGAATTCGACGACCTCAACCTCAATGCCATCGTCTTCGGCAACGGTGTAACAGACGCATCGTATGCCTCCGGCTCCGTAGTTGACGAAGCCCACACAGCCAAACTGGATCGATTCCTCTTCATGGCCAAAGATAAAATCTCAGCGGTCGTAGTCACCGACTCCACCGGCGCTACCACTTATGTCCTCGATACCGATTACACCATCGAAGACGCAGCGCTTGGGATAATCAAAATTCTCTCCACCGGCTCCATCACCGCCGATGAAGCCCTGCTCATCGACTACAGCTACGCCGCAGGCACCCGCAACAGGATCGTCCCCGGCAAGACCTTCACCGTCGAAGGATCTGCCCGCCTCGAATTCCTGACCGAGAGCGGCTCACCCCTCACATGGGTAATTCACAAGGCCGCCCTCAAAGCGGAAGGCGACACAACCCTCTCCAGCGAAATCTGGAGCGAGGCCGACATGAAACTCGACATCCTCTCCGACGACGCAAACAACCCGAACGAGCCCTACGGGTACCTGCTGGCAGGATAGGAGAAAGGCAGCAATGGAACATTATTTTTCTGAGACAACCATACGAATAGCCCCGGAGTCTGGAGAGGAGATCACCCTCATCATGCGGCCCCTCAAGGTCAAGGAACTTCCCGACCTCCTTCGCCTTGAGGCCCGCGCGGCCAGCGGTGACGGAGAGGCCACTATTGCAGGCTTTGCCGACTTTATCGACCTCGTAGACGGCACGGTAGATGGCGACATCAAGGCCCTCCCCACCGAAGCCCTCGACGGCATCATCAAAGCCTTCGACGGTCTCAACTTTCCAGCGGGAGCAAAAAAGGGCAAGGCCAGCAAAAAGCCCTTTGATGAAAAAGAGTTTGCCCGGTCAATAGAGTTCCTCATCTCCCAGGGCCACGCATTCAGCGAGATCGAAGAGTACACCCTCCCCCGGTTCCGCCTTTTTGTGGACCTGGCCATAGAGCGATTGACCGCAAAGCCAAAGAAAAAGGTTGACCCCATGGAGGCCCTGGCCGGGCTTGGGATACCAATGAGGCAGTGATAATTGACAATGGTCAATTGAGAATTATCAATTAAAACAATGAGCGAAGTAACAATAAAAATAAAAGCCGACGCGAAGGGCGCAAAGAACACCATCGGCGGACTGGCCGACGATACCAGGCGCGGCTTCCGCGATATGGAGAAGTCCGGCACCCGCCTCCAGCGGTCGTGGAAGGCCCTCAAGAAGAACTGGCTTGCCGTCACTGCCGGTATCACCGGCTCCCTCTTCGCCCTCAAAAAGGCGTGGGATACCGCCTTCGACGCGGCCCGCTTCCAGCAGATGCGCCAGTCCTTCCACACCTTCGCCGCCTCTCACGGTGTCGACTCAAATGTAATCCTTGCCAACCTCAAGCGCGTTTCCGCCGGGACGATAGACACTGCGCAACTCATGGAGGCAGCAGGGAACGCCATGCTCCTCGGCATTCCCGCAGACAAGCTGACACGAATGATGGAGATCGCCCGCGCCTCGTCACGGATCACCGGCAGAACCATAGCCGAATCGTTCAACGACATTGCCCTCGGCATGGGCCGCCAGTCAAAGCTGATACTCGATAACCTTGGAATAATAATCAGAGTAGAGAAAGCAAACAAGGATTATGCCGAATCTATAGGCAAAGTGGCTTCTCAACTCACCGACGCCGAAAAGAAGCAGGCATTTTTAAACGCAGTAATGGAGGCCGGAGAGGACACCATGCGCCGCGTCAATGTACAGGCATTGACACAGGCAGAGAGAATGCAGCGGATTGAGGCCAGGTGGAAAGACGCTGGTAAAACTATTGGCGGTGTGCTTGTAAGAACCGGCATCGCAATCACCCTGATTTTTCAGTCTACCGCCTCCCTCGGTCTCCGTCTCTTCGGCGTATTCTCGCGTCTCGTACAGGGCGCGGCATTCTTGACCGATGCAATCCATATCACAAGTGGCGCTTACGACACATGGGGCAACAATGCCGAGACCGCAGCCGGTGCTGCCGATGAACTCCATATCGCCGCCCTCGAATCTTTCGATGCCATAGCCAACTACGGCAAACTCGAAGAACCAATAAAGACCGTAAAAACCGGCATAGACGAAATCACCAAAGCCATCACCGAGCAGATAAAAACCACTACAGAAGCGCAGTCCGCCCAGCAGCAAACCCTCGACGCAATGAAGGCCAAGTATCAGAGCTATAGCGACGCGATCATTGCCATTGATCAGAGGATAAAGAAAGAGCGCCTTTCCACCGAGGAGATTATCCGCGACCTACAGAGGACTCTCCTCGCTCCCGGTGAACTCCGGGATGACAAACGGCTTGAAGCCGAACAGAACCTCTCCAAGGCCCGCAAGGCATTTGCAGAGGGCGACGCCGCAGCCGCAGCAGAGTTCGCCCGCAAGTCAAAGGAGATATTCGCCTCCCTGGGCGACGCCGTAAAGGACGGCGACAGAATAATCGAGACCCAATCCGAGTCCGTAAGCCGTGCCATCGCTGGCGTGACGGAAGCGCAGAAGTTGCTTGATAACATTATGAACGGCGAGAAAAAGGATCAGCAGGGCTTGAAAGAACAGCTTGAGCTTCCCATAGCCGAAGCAGAGGCAAAACTGGCAGAATTCGCGTCGCAACTCAAAGAACTCAACGATCTGGCCACAACCCACAAGGTTGAGATCGATGACACCGCCGCACTGTCGGCGATAGAGGCCCTTAAGCAGGACACCTCCTCCACCCACACCGTGTTTGTCAAGGAGGTGCAGACCAAGCAGACCGGCGGCCCCATCCATGCCCGTACCGGTCGTCACCTCAGCGGCTACGGCGGCGGCGACCGCATACCGCTTCTGGCCGAGGCGGGGGAGTACATCGTCCGCAAAGAGGCCGTCCGTCACTATGGCCGGGCCGTATTTGACAGCCTCAACCGCATGAGCGCCGACGGCATATTGAGCCGCATGTCCGTCCCCGCATTTGCCAACGGCGGCATCGTCCCGACCGGCGCGTCCGGCGGCGCCCCTGGGACTAGCGGCGGAACGCTGGAGTTTGGCACAGTTAACCTCAACCTCGACGGCAAGACATACCCCCTCAAGGCCGATCGCGACGTATTCAAGGGCCTGACCGATAAGATAGGCAACATAAAAGCGTCCAGGGGCCACTTTCGGCCACCCTGGGAGAAATCAACCTAAACCATGCTAAATCAACCTAAACCATGCTAAATCATGCAAAACCATGCTAAACAATGATTAAACTTTTCAAATTAGGCGACATAACCGTTCAGGAAGCGCAGATGCTTCCGTCGTTCTCCTACGTCGAGACGGCGCGGAAAGTGGCCCATGCCCGGCGGAGCGCAAACGGCACCCTGCGGACGCAGCGCCTCTACCAGAAGTACCAGACCATAATCAACGGCGTCTCCATCGACCACTTCCCCGGTTTGGAGCGGGAGTACGAAAAGGACGCAAACGTTGATCTCTCCTCCATAAAGCGAAGGATGGAACTGTTCGCCGGTGACGCGGCAACCTTAATCTTTTACATCACCCGTCAGACCCGCGTTGACACTAACTACAAGGCCGTCGTCGAGTACCCGATAGGAACCGTCCTCACCGAAGGCGTAGACTACACCGTGGCAAACGTCACAAACGGCGGAGTCCTCAAGGGGGAGATAACATTTACCAACCCCCCCGCAACCGGCACAGACAACATCGCCATAAGCTACTATCCCATCCTCTCCGTCTATGTCACTCAGTGCAACCTGACATGGAACGAATGGGAAGGACAAACCGGCTGGCAGATAGTGTGTGAGGAAGCGTAAGGCGCGAAGCGCGTAGCAAAAGATAGCCTGCCTGCCGCAGGCAGGACTGAAGGCTGAAGGCAGGCCTGCTAAACAACCTATAAAATTATGAATTATAACTCAGTCATCACCCCATACCGCGAGGCCGTCGACAATTACGACGGGATACCTGTCTCCATTGCCGGGACCATCGACGTTGCCGAGACCGCCCTGCTTCTGGCCGCCACTCTCGACGTTAACAATGCCGCCGAGAACTTCATAGCCGCCACGCTCGCCACCGCTACCGACTTCATCGACCTCATCTATGCGAAGAACGCCCAGCCCAGGGTGCGCGTCTTCCTCGATGGCGCAGAGGTCACGTCCGGACTCGAAGGGTCTCTTGAGATAACCTTTCCCGAAGACAGCGCGGCCAGCTTCGCCTTTTCCCTGGGCGGAGTGGCCTACAACCCCTTTGCAAATGCCTCAGTCGATACCGACAAGGCCATAGACATCCGCAGCGTCTACACCGACGCCACCGGCACCGATTACGAGACGCAACTCTTTACCGGCCTCTCCGCCCGTATCGACCTCAATGTTGACGCAATAGACATAACCATCACCGGCCTCGACCTCACGAGGCTGGTCTCGCGGGATAGTGACAGGCTCAACCGCGAACTTTACGCCGTGGATGCCTTCGAGGAGGTCAAGCTTGCCGACACAACCAGCCAGGTCACGACCACTTATGTTATCGCCACCGATATGGACCAGCCCATCCAGGGCGTCTGGCTTGAGAGCGATCCAACGCGAGCGATAAACTACTACATCGGCGGCAGTTTCAACGGCAACGTCATCACCCTGGGCTCACCCCTCCCCACAGTTGAGAACGTTGTAGTCAAATACTTTGAGGGCGACACAAACGTAGTCACCACCACGCGGCTGAAAAAGAGCGAGATCGTTGAAAAGATATGCACACTGGCCGGGATAACCAGCGTGGAGTTCCCCGCACAGGCCGACGAGGACATCCAGAGTTTCTCTTACATCTTCGCCAACCGCGAATTGCCCCTCGATATCATCCGCAAAATCACCGTGCCCCAGACATGGCGGTCGGAGTTCGCCGAAAACGGCACCCTCGAATGCCGCCGCACAGAGATAAAGGCGACTCCCGACTGGACCTTCGACGAGTCCCTCTACGATGCCGATAGCTTCCGGGCAATCAAAGACACTGCCGGTGTCATCAACGTACAGACTGTGCTCGGGGGGATCAAGCAACAAAACGTTCTCGTTAAAGCCGGCCAGTCGGAGGTATTCCACCCGTATCAGGAGACCCTCGGCGAACGGCAGCAGATCGGCTCCGCCAGTCTGTCAAAGCCAGCATTGCCCAACTTTCATTTTGACGCTCGATGGTTTTGGCCTTGGCTAGATAGTGGCTCAGGCGCCGCCGGTCTGCTCGTTGAGAAGCTTGACGTGCCTCTTGCCGGTAACTATAAAAACATCACCGTGGAGCCAATAAAAACGGTAGGCTTGTGGGCCGACAGTACACAGGTGGCAGTCACCACTCCTTTTGAACACATCAGATGGGTAAGCTCACGTATCCACCACAACATTAACTCTGCGGGGACAATACTCACAATTACCATTTCGAGGCTTTACCAGATAGTCGGCACATCGTTCGGCACCAGCTACAATATGCCCGCCCTCGACGTATCGTTCAACGTCTTTGGCAGAGAGGTACAGACGGCAGCCGCCTACACCGACGAAGCCGTGCCCCCCGAGTTCGCCACCACCTACCTCCAAATCGGCAAAGAGGTTTCCGATTTGACTTCTCAGGACAAGTACGGCGTCCGCAAAGCCGGGATATTCACATCACCCTTTATCGAGACACAGACCCAGTGCGTCCGTGTAGCCGAGGAGATAATCAGGGAGAGCAACAAAGTCTGGGACGTGTCGTTCTCAATCCCCATGAACCCCATGCTCAAACGCGGCCAGACAGTAAAGATAACCAATACCGCCCTTGCCATAGACCTGACCGACACAGTAAAAAACGTCCGCCACTTCTTCGACATGACAACCGGTGAAGCTACAACGGAAGTGTTTATTAAAGCAGCAGAGTATGCGTTTGTGAGTTCATTAAATGAAAATGCGTAGAAAAGGCGGGATAGGAGATCAGGGATCGGGTATCGGGACTTTCCGACCTCCGACCCCCGATCCCCGACCCCGGTATTAAAAACATGACCTTTGAAGACACATGGAATGACTTTGTAGGCGGCAAGATCGACTACCAGAACTTTTCCGACCACGGATGGGTAATGGCCGTCAATGCCGCCGCCGAGACATACGACGTAGTGATCGGAGAGAAGGAACTCCTCGACAACGGAGAGGTTGACCCCGCGAAAATATACCGTGGTATTAAATCCACCGTCCCCTTCTCCGTCGTCCAGTACGGCGTCGGCTCTGCCGTACTCGTTGGCTACCTGAATGGCGACCGTAATCATCCGCTGGTTATCGGCGCGAGTGATAATATTGTCATGGACGTGACGAAGGTGACGGTGAACCCGGTGGTTAATTCCAATCTTTGGATTACTGATCAGTTTAATTATAGATTTAAGAAGCATTCTGGTGATAGTTTACAATTTTTAGATGAAGCGGGGTCTATAGGTACTGGCAACGGACAATTTAATAGTCCAGCAGGAATTGCATCAGACGGCACTCATGTATTTGTTGTAGACTCAATCAATAAAAATATCTCTAAATTTCTTGCCGGCGATCTTTCGTTCGTCAGTAATGCTACCCGTACCCCTGCTGACGATCCCTCCAGTTACCTTGTAGTACCATTAGGGGTCTGTGTTGACGATACTTATTTGTACATATGCAATGCTAACAGGCATACAATCCAAAAATGGTTAAAAACTGACCTGACATATATTGGACAGACTGGAATTTTTAACTCCCCAGGTTCTAGCCCTACTCGGTTTGATTACCCGTCCGGAATAGCGACCGACGGAACATATCTTTATGTCGCCAACGGCGGCTTAATGGTGGGGAATCATGACATCGTAAAATTGTTAGCGTCCGATCTCTCATATGTAACGAACGCTTCTTTTTCAGGCCTGAACGGAATTGCGATAGACACCAATAATATTTATGGCCTCTCAAGTCAATCCGTCCAAGTGTACAACCACGACTTAGTTCAAATCTCAGCGTGGACCACTTTAACGCCTGGAGGAATAACTTCAAACCTTAGTCATGGTATTAGTTCCGACGGGACGCACGTGTATCTTGGTGAAAATATAGAAGGAGTTTTGAAAAAATTTACAGCAGATGGAATTTACGTGGCTCAATTTGGTTCATTAGGCTCAGGCGTTAATGAATTTAATGGAATAAACTTTATACATGCATCCGGCAACTACAACCTCTTTTTCTAAGGAGCAAGCATGGCACTACCAAACATGGCATTTTACGACTCCGGCGACACAACCATAGTCACCTCCTGGCCCGTTGGAACTGTACAGGCAGGGCAGGCGTCGGCTTTGCTCGTAGTCAACCTCTGGAACAACAAGGGCGGCACCCTGGCCGATACCGCGATAAACCTCACTGTCAATGTCCGGGACAGCAACGGCGTCTTTATCGAGCAGGCAGTTTCCGAAAAGTGGGTGCAGGCGAAGTCAAACGGCATCAACAATCCCGACAGTGTGCCCGATTTTGCCGATGACCTGCAGGCGTCGTTCCAGGCCATCGGCGCCGGGGCCCCCCTCAAAATAGGCCAGATCCCCAACAACTGTTCAAGAACCATCACCCTCAAAGTAGCCGTTCCCGCAGGCGCAGGGACACAAACTGGCCTCGTCTTTAATATCCGCGTCACACGAGACGACAACGTAAAGCCCCTGCCATACTTTTTTCAGAGGGCCTTTGGCGATGGCGTGGTTAACGAAATCCTCAAGCAGATATTCCCCGCCGTAGAAGCCACGAAGGTCGGCGCTTGGACAGGGGCCGCAGGTTCCGGCGGAGTCTACACAGGCACAGTGGCAAAAAAGTATTGGGTAAAAGTGACCACCGGCGGCGCCCTCGGCACAGCACAGTACGTCTGCTCCGCCGACGGCATAACCTACTCGGCCACAACCATTACCACCTCTGCAAGCGCCGCAACCCCCGTCACCGACGAGTTAGATGTAGATCTCGGCGTCACCATCGGTTTCCAGGCCGTCACCGGCAACCTTGCCATCGGCGACATCTGGACCATCGATGCCGACGTGGCCCCCTTTGCTCTCAAGACCGGCTCCGGCCTTAACGGACACGTCGGCAGTGGCAATGCCCTCATCTCCAATAACCACGCCTGGCAGCACAACGCCACCGTCATCTCCGCGCTCCCCGCCTCCATCACGACCTACCTCTTCCTCGGCGTAGACGGCGCGTTTACCACCGACCCGTCCAGCGCCGCACAGAACGACAAGATACTCATAGGCTCATTTACAACCGACGCGACAACCGTCATCGCCGTTGCGCTCCTCTACACCCTCACCGCCCTCACCCAGGACGTAGCCGTCGCCCGGAAGCAGAGCGTAACCGTCCCGCTCCCCGACCCCGGCGGAGCAGGTGTCGGCCTAACCAACTACGTTGTATGGCAGGCCCCCGTCGCCTGCACCGTCACAAAGATAAGCCTCATGCCCCACGCCGGCTACATTGCAGCCGCCAACCCCAACGATGCAGTGATCGACGTGAACAAAAACAACGGAGCGCCGCCCATAGCAACCCTCACCGTAATCACCGCCCTTGCCCAGGGCACAATCAACGACATGGGCACTCTGGACACTGCTGAGAAAATCCTTGCAGCAGGAGACAACATAACCATCGACCTCACAGCCAACGGCACTGCCGACATCCCCGCCCAGGCCGTGCAGATCGACTACGAAGTAGCGACGTAAAGGGAGTATCCACGGATGGAAAGATATATTTGGGAAATATTGATAATCGCAGTTTGTGCCATAGGCGTGTTGATCTGGTGGTTGATACGTGACGGACGGCACGATACGAGGGCCTGCTGGCTAATGTGGGAGCAAAAGTTGTTGGACTGCCAGAAGAACCATGTACCCCGCAAAGAATACGATGAGAAAGTAGGTACCCTAAAAACCGACATCAGCGAAATTAAAGGAACCCTGGGAAAAATCGGCGACAGGCTGAATGATTTGCCGACGATAATTAAGGCCCTTTTTGACTCGGATGGCAAATAATGTATCCGAGGCGTCCAGTGATGGAAAAGATGTGTCAAAAGATGCGGGAAGATTGGTTGACGAAAGAAGCTGTGAGGTTGACAAAAAAGAGGGTTAAGGGGCGGCATGGATACACAGAATGAACAGACAGTAAGGAACATGGTTGAGACGATGAATGCACTACAGCAATCCCTGAAGTCGCTTGAGGTGCTGACTGGTTGCCTCAGCCGGGAGTTGGAGCTACGACTGGAACTGTTCCAGGCAGAAGTTAAGCTTTGGAAGAAACATGATGGGTAGGGATCAGCACAAGATACCTGCCGGGAATGACAGGCAGGCCTGTCTGCCGGGAATGACAGGCAGGCCTGCCGAAGTCAGTGGTGATGGGGGGATTTAAACCCCACGCCGCGAAAATGGAGGAGACATGAGATACCCATACAACACAACATCCCTCGTACGTCTCGACACCGTACACCCCGATCTGGTACGGCTCTTTATCGAGGTCGCCAACCACATCGACACCTCCATCCTCTGCGGCAGACGGGATGAGGCGGAGCAGGAAGAGGCGTTTGCCTCGGGCAAGAGTAAGGCCAAGTTTCCGTGGTCGATGCACAATATCAGTTTCCCCGACCGCCCCGTTGCGATAGCCGTGGATGCCGGGCCCTACATCGCGTCGCTGAAAAACGTGCCGTGGACGGACGGCATCAACTCAGATATGACCTTCGACGAGATGCAGGTTGAGGTAAAAAGGCTCACGTACTGGTACGAATTCGCCGGAGTCGTCAAGACCGTGGCCCGCAACCTCGACATCTCCGTCCGATGGGGCGGCGACTTCAAAAGCATCTTTGATCCGCCCCACTGGGAGCTTTACGGCGAGAAGTACAACAACACGTAAGAAGGCAAAGTTATTATGGATTGGAAAAAAGTAGGAAAGTTTTTGGCAAGTTCGGCGCCTCACATCTCCACGCTGCTTGCCAACCCCATAGGAGGGGCGGCCAGTCTTGCAATTGACCTCATCAGCGGAGAGCTAGGGACAGACCCGACACCCGACGCCGTAATGGCAGAGTTGCAGGGCAACCCCGACGCGATCGTCAGGATAAAAGAGTTGGAGATAACCCACAAGACCGAGCTGGAACGGCTGAGGATAAAAGGCGAAGAAAATGTCCTCGTGGCGGACACTGCGAGAATGGGAACCGTCAACACTACGATCCAATCAGAGCTTAACGCAAAATATTGGTGGTCCTCGATCTGGCGCCCCATATGGGGAGTCGCCTCGGCGATTGCTTTCGTGGTGCTGACAATTTTTATTTGCGTCCTGGCCTACAAGGCGATCGTGTCCGGCAACCCGGCAGCCATAACGATGATCCCTCAGTTAATCATCTCATTCTCCGCCCTGTTTGCGATCCCCGGAACCATCCTTGGCGTATCTGCATGGCACAGAGGCAAGGAAAAGAGGATAAATGCAGGCGAGCAAAAGCCAGGCGTGGGGATCGTAGAGGCGGTGGCTCAAAGACTTTTACAAAAGTAACAGACTGAAATACAATGAAACTCAAAAAATCGACAGAGGAATATAAAGGAAACTAATATGACAATTATTATCTTGCGTGGGACGGACGATCTAACTGACGGGTATCGACAGTACGACATAATTGACACTCTCCCCGACAGACAATCCCCTGGTTTGAGCGTTACACCGCCTCAATTCCTCCGCATCGATGTATATGGGTTGAGCTATGACCAGTCATTACGATTAGTCGAATCGCATGAGATTACAACCATTGACGGTAAACGTGAAATCGATACGTTAAGTGTCTATCAAATAGCCGTACCGGAGATGTCAACGACTCACAGATCACAACTGACAGCCACGGGCACGATAACATTGGCATGGGCAGAGTTGCAGACATTTATCAACAATAAAATAACTGGGATGCGTGGGTAGTGGCAACGCTGGTTATAAAATCTATCGGCGCCGCAGGGCGTGACTATGCCACAGTAAAACTGTGGTCTGCGGCTATACCCGCAGACATTACGGCAATTACCGGCACGAATGAGATATGGCGAGGAGAGTGTTACAACGACAGTGTTTTTTCCGAAGCAAAACTGACAATAGGCGGTCATGTAACGTCGGCGACCGAGTATATCGAGCTAACTGCCGCAGCAGGCGAGGAACATGACGGTACGGCAGGGACAGGGGTCAGGATACATGGCACACAGGGTAGCGGGTGGGCGGCTATCCGCATACTAGATGCGTATGTGCGCATCAGTAAACTAGAGCTTACGGCAGTGCCATCGTCACATTGCATACTGGTTGACGGCGCTGCTCCGGGGAATATTCTGATTGATAAAATTGTTGGTCACGCGGCTGAGCGTGGTGTATTGGTCTTTCCAGGTGCACCGAACATACAGCTATCTCGCAGCTGTTTTTATGACATGTTAGCCGCGGCGGCGGTACCCGTTGTTTATGGCCCCAGCGACGATTGGACTTTGCTGACATGCCTTAACGTGACCCTGATGAAGAAGGAGTTTGATACTGATGATGTGGGTGGCGGCTTCCGGTATTGTGTGGTTAAAAATTGTGCGGCGTTCCATTTTGGCGGAATTGGTGGCTGGGCTGACTATCTCAATACAGACGCAAGCTCCACAAATAACGTCTCATCTGATGGCTCTGCGCCTGGGCCTAATTCCCTAATCAATCAAATTGCCGTAGACCAATTTGTGAGTATTGTAACAGGGGCTGAGAATTTACACCTCAAGTCGGGCGCTAATATGATTGATGCAGGCGTGGATTTGTCCAGCTTGTTTACCGATGACATTGATGGTGATGTTATTGGTACGTGGCCTATAGGCGCTGATTATATTCTCGTGGGCGGTGGCCCCGCCGTCGTCCAGTCAATGGCTGGGAGGTAGCATGGGGCAGCTGATAATGATATGCCGGTGCGGCAACAGGGTGGAGATGGGGTGGCAGGTAAAGGCAATCCCAAAGATGGTCGTCTGCCCCCGATGTGCAGCGCTGGCAAACACAAAAATCAGGCGCGACGTAATCCGACGCAACGGCAACAACGGCAACCTGTCCATAAGGGCAGGCGTAAACATATCAAAAATAGGAGGCAAAAGTGGAAAATGAAATAATTCCCTGGGAGAACATGAATCAGGTGCCAAAAGTCTTTCGCCAGCTACAGGGCGGCAGACTCAATCTCGACCAGTGTAATCTGATTTGCAAAACGCTTGCAATTAAGCACGCCCGACTGCGACCCGACGGTCGTCTCGACCCTGACTATGCAAAAGCCCGCGCAGAGTTCATGAGCACCCACAATCTCGTACAAAAAGGCAACATCAAGATATGGATAAAGAATGGAGGTAACGCATAATGGCACTGATACTGTTAAACGGCGCAGGGACAAACGCAGCCGACCCCATACTGAAGGGCTTGGGCTTTGACTTTATTCTTGCCCCTTCCGGCATGGACGTAGCCGATGTAAACGATGCAGGGATAGACCCCGCAACAGGGTTCCCCATCTCCAACACCGTCCTCTCTACCCTCCACCCACTGGAGACAGTGATCGAGAAAGGCACTGGCGGCAGCTACGACGATACCCTCAAACAGCTTGCCGTTGGCGCCACAGCAGGGCTCGCAGCAGGGGATTTCATCTACCTCAGCCACGCCAGTATCACCGACGGCGTCTACGAGATTGCCACGGTCGTTGACGGCACAAAAGTAACCCTCGCCATCGACCCCTTCAGCGGCGGCGGCAATCAGACTCTCATCTCCTATCAAGTCGCTTGGGCCTATGCCGGGGTAGCAGGAACCGCGCCGTCTGTAGTGGATGCGCTGAATTATTTCAAATCCGACCTTGACGACGGCATAACCAGCACCCAAACCGAGGACACCAGCTATATCGCCACCGCCCCAACAGGCGCCTCTTACATCGCAATTGATGGCAAGAGCTACACCGGACAGATTACCAGCGACCCCTCTCCGACACTGGCTATCCTCCCCGGCTGGGCAAACAATGGCGGAGTCTCATACGTTGAGCTGTCCGGCGCCGGCGCTTTCTGGAACGCCGGCCTGACCGACCAGACAGAAAAGACCCTTGCATCCGCAGAGTCCGGCGGTCTGTTCCTCAGCGCAGGCGATGGCGCCAAGACATTCAACGTCATACTCAAGTCGGCGTCCGGCGGCGTACAGCTAACCGTCGCGGCTGACATCACACTCGATACAACCGGCCCGACAGTCATCCACTCCGTTGTCGGCAGGTAGGGAGCAACAGTGGCAACACAGGCACAAAAGAGCACCTGGCTGGATCTAACAATTGACGCAAACGAGGAGTTAGGCGTCATCGACACCCTCTATCTGGAGGATTATTACGGTGTGGACGGGCACCTGACTCTCGTGCATCAAACCACAAGCCAGGAGTTCGACATCGTAATGGCCGACGTGGTAGGCGGCGGAGCCTTCGCCCACGACCACTACGAAGGCACCCGCGACGCCACAACCATGCCCCTCGGCAGCTACGAAGTCAGGGGCCAGGTCCGGGACGTGATAGGCAACCGCACAATAATCACCGCGATACAGACCCCCGTCGGCGGCGAGAGAGTTATCAGCCTGATATTTGATTTGGTGGAGGTGTTGATCAGAAAATTGCTCACCCAAAAAGTCGCCATCGTCCGGGCTATCCGCGACACCAGCGCCGTGACCCGCAAGATAACCGACAAAGTAGACCTGGCCTGAAGGAGGAACTATGTCCAAAGAAAACATATTCGTAGGCGACGAAGGCGTAATGCTTGAGCTGGAATTCCGCGACTACGAGATCATCGACAACGTAAAGACCGACATAGGCCCCCTCGACATCTCAGCCGCCGCAGAGATAACCTTTCTCACCACCAAACCCGACGGCACAAAAGCCGCCGACAAAACCAAAACCGCCGCTCAGGTAGCCCTCACCACCGACGGCACCGACGGCAAAGCCAACTACCTCACCGAGGCCGCCTTCCTCGACCAGCCCGGAGCATGGAAACGCCAGGGCAAAGTCGCCATAGGCGCCGGAACCCACCACAGCGAGATAGTCTCCTTCGTCGTAAAAAGCCCCCTGTAAAAGGTGTAGTAAAACCGTAGTAAAAAAACACAAATAAAAAACCACGGTATTAGCCGTAACCCTTTGATTTTATTGGTGCCCCCGAGAGGACTCGAACCTCTGGCACACGGATTAGGAATTATATTGTCCTTTTTTATTTCTTTTTAGAATCAAGCGGTTGTGGGTCATTTAGTTTACCGATGTAGTGATCGAATTTCTGTCCCTCGGTTTTTAAATAGTCGCCCAGCAGGTGTGTGTAGATCTCGGTGGTCTTGCTTGAGCTGTGTCCCATGATGCCCTGCAGGGCTCTCAGGTTCATACCGGAGGCGAGGCCGTGGGTTCCGAAGCTGTGCCGCAGGAGGTGGTGGTTTATTTTCTGTTTTACTCCCGCCCGTGTTGCGGCGCGGAGCAGGGCCTTTCTGATGCTTCGCCACGGCCTACCGGTTTTTGGATTGATGTAGAGGTAGCCATCCTGTCGTTTCTGTAACGCCCGCGCCAGTTCGTCCCTTAGTCGCCCTGTCATTATCGGCACAAGCCGCTCTTTGCCGCCTTTGCCCCTAACGAGGATCATGCCGGTGTCGATAAAAACATTCTGCGCCTTCAGGTGGGTTGCCTCGGTCAGGCGGAGTCCGCCATCGTAAAGGAGCAGGAAGATGGGCAGGTAAATCGGCTCGATGTTGTCTATTAACTTTTTGATCATTGACGGATGAGGTATGACCGGTTGCGGTGCTTTAATTCGGGGGAATTTCTTTATTCTGAATGACAGGGGGTGGGCATAGTTGTTCTCGGCGGCCCACTTGCACAGGCCGGAGAAGTACGAGAGTTCCTTGTTGATGGTTCGCTTCGACACGCCGGTCTCCAGCCGGGCTGATTTGTATTGCTCGATGAGGGTGGGCGTAAGCATCGAAAACTTTGTGTGTCCGAAGAACGGGGTGAGGTGCTTGAGGCAACAGACGACGTCGATGTAGGTTGTCGGCCGGTGGTTGTTCTGATAGTCTTTTTTCCAGTCAGGGATAGCGTCGATGATCTTTGGACTGACTGGAATATCTATCGATGACCCGCGCCGAAGGCTGGTCTCGTAGGCGATGGCATCGGCCTGGTTGCCGTGGAAGTACTGCATGACTCTCTTTCCCTTGCGGCCCTGGGGATAGTAGTCAATCTGCCACTTTTTGCCTGCTTTGTCTTTTGGACGGACGGCCATGCTCCCCTACCCCTTCCCGCACAGATCCGGCTGGGGGTTGTAGATCTCGGCAAGGATGCGCCGGTAACGGTCGTGGAGGTAGTTGCTTTTCATGGCGCGTAAACCAAAGTGAATAGACTGATTCGCCACTTGTCGTAATCGAAACTAAGCTGGTATGTTTCTGTTACGAATTCCGTCTGCGCCCCGAAACTCTTTTTTTTGTACCCTATTTTTGCACGAACATACACCAACGTGTCCAAATCGGATTTACTAGATATGATTTTGATGGTGTTCCCGCAGCAGTCGAGCTTCCACTGCTTTCTTTCCATCCTTGCAATAAAGGCTTCTTTTGAGTATGTAGATTGACTGCTTAATGTTCCATACTCATAAAGTTTTTTAAAGTTCTCGTTCTTCCACAGACGCATTATTGTTGTCAGTGTCTCTTCGGCGGCACGGATTGTTTGTTGCTTTGTTTCATCGTTATTCTTCAGGCTGTCTTGTAATGCCTGCGTTCTTCTTTCTAGCTCTTGCCTGCTCTCTGCCTTCTTTCTCTCCTGGTCCTCAATCTCTCTGTTTAGTCTTTCTGTCGCCAATTCTTTGGCGGTTTTCTTTCTCTCTTCTTCTATTTCTATTGTTCTGATTTTAGACCTACCTGGTGCAAGAAGAGGGTCGTCGGTGAAATGAATTACACCCTTGCCGTCGGTCCATTGGTAGAAGTCACCCGCCCAGGCAGACGTGGTTAAGGCACAGAAAACGAAAAGTGTGAAGAGTAGTCTCATGGTAGCTCCCTCCAGCTCAATCGTCTTGCAGTTTGTTGAGTATCTCCGCCAAATGCTCTTGGTGATGGCATCTGGCGTCGACACAGCATCCCTTCTTTATGCAGACAATGCAATGGAATTCAGCGCCGTCCCTGGCTACTGTCCCAAAGGGGTTGTCTGTCTCTCCGGTGGTTCATCCTCCTCTTTCGCGACATCTATGTTTCGCGTGGCCCAAAAGGCGTCGAGGTTTGTCTTGATGGCCTTACTATTCACCAGGTTCTTCCCCCGGAGGATGTCGAGGAGTTTTCCGGTGTATTCCTGCTCCTCGGTTGTCTTGTAGATTTCACTTTCGATGACTTTATCAGAGCCATCACCGATTTTAAAGGCAATTCCCAGCTTTTCAGCTATGTGAAATTGACGTTGTATGCCAATGCTTTCCCCACCAGTCATGATGTTGCTCAAAACTTGCGGCGACCACTCTAACTTACGTGCAAGGGCCGCTTTACTTAACGCATGGGTGGCCATGTAACTTTTCAAAATTTCTATGATTTTCTCTCTGTCCATAAAAAAGATAAAGAAACTCTGTATTATTCTCTTGACAACATAAGGAAACTCTGTATAATCCTAATCATCACACATCGAAAGGGCATGGCGATGAAAAAAATCAAACAAAAAAACAGCTTAAACGACTTGAGCCAACGGACCCAGACGCCATGCCCGGCTTTCTCTATGTCCGGTTCAAGACCTGAAAGGGTCGCGCTTTTCTCTTTCCGGGGGATAGCGCGGCCCTTTCCTGCTCGTAAAGTTGATTTGTAGCACGTAATTGATGGATTTTCAATAGGGATGACCATACGGGGGAGGGTAGGCTTTTTGGGGGAGGGAAGGAATTATTTTGTTGCGGGAGATTTGGAATGCACGATCTTGTCAGATGGGAAAGCTGGACGGCGCTCGATGAGTGCATAAGACGTGACTCGATACCTGTTGCGCAAAAACTGCACTGCTCATCCTCGTTGGTCAGTAAGTGGCGCGAGGCCCCTGTAGGCGAGGATGTCCTCAGTAGCGGCGCTCGTAATCCCCTCGACCGGCTGACAATAATCATCGAGACAATCGAATCTATCGACCCTAAGCGGGCGTACGTGCCAATCAAATGGCTCTGCGTCCGTTTTGGCTTTATGCCACCGGTGAAATTACCCGGGATCCTCCAGACAGACGGTGATCTCATTGAGGCGCTGCTCCAATGGAACAGGGAGATCGGCGAGACGAGCCAGGAAATTTCAAACGCGCTGTCAGATCGGCGTGTGACGACGGAAGAGTATCAGAAGGTAAGCCGCGAGGTGATGGAGGATGTGGCTGCGGCTATCGGTCTGCTGGCAAAGATGAAGGAGCGGGTGGTTTGAGTTGTCAACTGGAAATTGTCAATTGTCAATTGAAAGCGAAGCTTGACGAGTTGACGGATAGACTGGCCCGCCTTGAGGCGTCTGTCTTTGACGATGCTATGACTGCCGAGCGGCGGATCAAAATCAGGGAGATCGCTGCGGCTACGGCCCGAGGCGACAAGGGGCCGCTGAAGGAGTGGAACAGACAGAGGAAACTGGAGTATGGACTGTGAAAATACCCGGAGCTGACACCTCCTCAACATCCCCGGCTAGCTCGACGGAGCGAAGAGGCGTTTCCCGCCGCCCTGCCGGGGTCCCACAGCGGAATTTTTGGGAGGTAATGTGATGTTTTCAGTCAGACAGAAGAGAAAAATAGCGGAAGAGATCCAGAATATACTTCGGGCAACCTGTCATCCCGAATTACCATGTGGCGAGATAACTTTTTCCCTGCACGTCGAGGGGGCAGAAACATGGTCATTCGCTTACATCCGAAACAATGGTGACATAAAGGTCCCAGCAGTCAACCCGCATAACGAAGCACAGGATGTGTCTGTAGAAAAGCCGGAGGTGACGTTATGATACTGACTGAAGAACGGGCCAAAAGAAAATCGTGCCCACAGCGAATGATCCACATGGAAGGGGAGACAGATGATGCTTGTTACGGAAAAGGTTGTATGGCGTGGAGATGGATCGCCACCGCAACTGAAAGAGTTGGCTTTTGTGGGCTGGCTGGTCGCCCGGAGGTAGCAAAATGAAGGCAATCTGTTACATACGAGTCAGCACAAAAAAACAGGACGTGAGCCCGGAGATGCAGAAGAAGAAGCTGTTGGCCTATGCGGAGCTTCACGACATTGAGATCGTCGATATCCTCTCTGAAAAAAAGACGGCAAAGGATATGGATGGCCGACCGGTAGCTACGGCTATGGTCTGCACTGCGCTGGCCGGCGGGATTGACGCGATAATTGTCTATAAGCTGGATCGGCTCTTTCGCAACGCCGCCGATGCACTTGCGGTGACGAGCAAGCTGAACAGGGCTGGCGTGGCCCTCCACAGCGTGACGGAGAAGATCGATACGCAGTCGGCCATGGGAAAGTTTTTTTTCACGATGGCCGCCGCCTTTGCAGAGATGGAGCGGAATCTGATAGGAGAACGTACCCGCGATGCCCTGCAGCACCTGAAGTCGACCGGCCAGGTCTACGGCCCCATCCCTTACGGATACAAAAGAGGGGACGATGGGGCGCTGGTCCCCCATGACGCTGAGATGAGCGTGCTGAACACGATCCAACATCTCCGCAATGAGAAGAGGGCAACTCTTCAGGCCATAGCCGACGTGCTGAATTTCAAAGGGATCGCTGCAAAGAACGGCGGCGACTGGTATCCATCGACGGTAAAGAGCGTACTGGCGAACAATCTCCACGACGGGCAAGGCTGACAAATATCGTGACCGTGCCCGGCGTCTCTTTAACAGGGAGGTTTCAGGTGATCTATTTAATTATTTTTTCGCTTGGCAGTTGTGTTGGATTCGTGATCAACGGCCTGCTCGCAGGCAACGACTACAGAATGGTGGGAAGGAGAAGGCTATGACAATGCAACTTATCGTTTTTATCGCCGTTATCGGTTGGGTTGGCTATCTGGTCCTCGACGGTCTGCGCGACTATCGCAGAGGCAAACGGTCGGAAAGGCGCGACCTCTACCGGGCGTCGGTAAAGATCAGCGGAGAGCGGTGTGGCTGGCAGTAACGACAAGGTAACGTGCGGCCACTACAAGGACGGCATGGAGGAGATCGCAGCAGGGGAGGCATTTGAGCACTTTTATTCGGCATACAGCCTCATGTGTAATGCCTGCCAGGCGTGTTTGCAGGGGGAAAAGGCAGGGGAAATACAGACTGAAGGGGAATATGAAAAGAACTCTCACTAAAAAGATGATAGCCGCTAATGCGCAGAGGACAGCGGTTGCTATTAACAAGAAACTGTGCAACATGGCGTATAATTTTGAGGATGTCGATCAATATATTGTCAGCGAAATAGAGGAGACAATAAGTGCTATCAAAGAATTAGAAAAAACACTGGAGGACTGCAAGACGGATGTATCAGATGGGTAGTAGCACGCTACAGAAATTCATCGAGCTGCAACGAGAGGCGCTCGATATCTTCACGAAAAAAAACGCCGACTATGGCGACAGTTTCAAGGAGGACGGCGTTCTCGGTGTTATGATCCGGCAGAAGGACAAGCTTAACCGGCTCATCACGCTGGCCCGCAAAGGTGGCGAGGGGCGGCTGAAAGAGGAGTCGCTCCGTGACACACTCATCGACTACAGCAATTACAGTCTCATGGCCATAATCGCCTTCGAGGAGAGCGGGCCGGTGGTGTTGACGGAGACAGAAAAAAGCCCTTTCAAAGGAGAAGCATCCTGATGGCCAAGGATTACAATGGCGCCCACGTCTGGGGCAACATTCACAGCATAGAGACGAAGGCGACAGAGCCCGCAAAAAAACCTTACCTTGAGTTGCAGGTCAACTGCCCCTCAGCGAAGTACGGCAATATCCGCGCCTTTTGCCGGGTGTGGGGCGAAAAACGGGTGGAGCAGGTAATGGCCGCATTCAGCGCCGGCGACACGGTAAAGGCCCAAGGGATGATGTCCCAATACGTCGGGCGGCACGAAGTCGTCAAGACCAATTTCAACATTTTTACCGTCCTCCCCTGGGACCCCGACAACGACAAACACAGCGACGCCCGCGCCACGTTCATCCTCAGCGGCGAGTGTGAAGCCTTTGCAGATGGCAATATCACTATCCGCATTGTCCGCACCAACGAGGACGAGACGAAGGTCTTGAGCGAGGAGAGCTTTGTCATTGAGTTTCCCGCACACATGGTAATCGACCTGGGCGGAGAGCCTGTCGTCGGCATGGAGTACAACGTGAAGGGTTGCCTTCAGCAGGAGGAAGATGAGTGGGGCGACCTGACTGTTGCGGCCAGACCGGTGGTTATGAGTATTCGGGAGGTGGCAAGTGGCAATTTATGAGGTCTATTTGTTGGTTTGCGATGAGTGCGATGAGATTTACGACAGAGACGATGTTGTAAACCACAATACTCGGGATACCCAAATCCATGATGCAACGGCAAATGGGTGGTTGGTAAGCGAGGATAAAGATGAGGCAACCTGTCCTGATTGTCAAACGAGGAGCGACAAACAGTGCGAAGCCAATGGGTTTGAATAGAGGTAAAAGTAATGCGTAGAAGAACTTACACCAAAGAGATCTACGCGCTAAAGAAGGCCCGGGCTTTAGCACTTCTGGCAACAGACGAGACGTTGACCAGTAGGATCTTGGCGCAACGCCTCGGCGTATCCCGGTTTTTAATTGACAAATGGTGCAAAGAGGCGAAGGCGAATAGAGACAATGCCGGACGATCCATTTAAAGAGTGTTTCACGGAGATCCATGACAAGCTTTACAGCATGGTTGTTGATCTCTACCCCGCCGCAGTCAACGGTGAGGCATTCTCTTGGGCGAAGGAGAACCGGCGGCCCCTTTATGACGCATGGGCACAGGCCGCCGGGGAGATAGACGATCTTTGGGAGAAGACATCTACCGAAGTTTTTAAGAAGGCAGTTTATGCCTGGGCAAAGGCAGTGCTGGCGATTTATAAGGCGTTCCATCAATTTAAAATTGACAATTGTCGGTTGATAACAAGCCCCAACAATCCGCACAATCACCCCGGTTGGACAATGGCGGAGGAACCGAAGCAGGGGGGGTTATTTTGATGTCTTGGCCGCGAGGAAGATATAACAACCAATTTTTCGTCCTTATCTGCCCCTGCATCACATTGAAAACGTGCGTCACAGGCGATCCTCGAAGGCCGGTTTTTAAGGGAAAGCAAAGGATTAGGCTGAGGGCTGAATACTGAAGGTTTTAAGGCAAATCAACATGGGATGGGGCAGAAACGGTGGGAGGTGCGGAGATGAATTTGATTGGATCGCTAAGCGAGGGCGCAGCTATAAAAACACCAAAAGAGAAATACTCAAACGAGCCTCACTATAATTATCTTGTTACTATGCTCGCAACTTTTATTTGCGAAGAGCAGTACACAGCGGCTGAAGTAAAAGCTGCCGCCGAGATTGCATCTGTTATAGCCCAAGAGACAAACAACTTAAAAACCTTCAGCCCTGCCCGCGGCAGGCAGGCTAAACAACCTAATCCATGACCGACTTCGACGACGTTAAACAGGCTCTCGACCCGGCGGAAGTAGCCAGGCATTACGGCGCAGCGATGAAAGGCCGCTTTGCCAACCCGTCGCCGTGTTGCGGTCATAATGATTGCTGCTCTATCAGCTCTGAAGATCGGGTGTGGAAGTGTCACTCTTGCGGGAAAGGCGGTTCCGTAATCGACCTGATTATGGAGGTCGATGGTGTGGAAAAGCGCGGCGCCCTGAGCAAGGCGGCGGAATTGGCCGGTATTGAGATTGCCGGGGGCCTGGGGTCTGGGACCAGAGCCCGGAAGGGCGAAGGGGCGCAGGAGCAGGTTTATCGGTTGACTGCTGAGTACTATCACGCTGCCATGCTCAATGGCTCCGGCAAGGCCGGGCGTGACTGGTTTCTTTCAATGCGGGGGCACAAAGAGAGCACCCTTAAAAAGATGCAGGTAGGGTTTGCAGACGGAAAGCTCCTTGACCATCTCGGAGAGCACGGCTACTCCCCGGCGGACGTTATAAAGTACGGCCTGGCGACGGACAGGGACCCCAAGGGGAAGGTCATCAAGCCCCGCGATTATTTCTGGAAAGGGTTGGCAGTCTTCCCCATCGTCGATCACGACGGACGGGTGATCTCCTTCACGTCAAAAGACCCATCAAAAAAGTATCCCGGACTCCTTCTGAAAGGCGCCGGGAAAAAGTGGTTTATCAACTACGCCGCTCTCGGTCGCTATGACGAACTCTTCGTCGTCGAGGGAGAGAACGACGTGGCGAGCCTCATGGACGTCGGCTGCGACAACGTCGTCGGCACGGCCGGCGGGCCCGGCAAAGAGCAGGTGACGCTCTTGCAAAACTTCTGCGCCGGAAAGACCGTCTACCTCTGGGAGGAGAAGGACAAACAGACCGACTGGCGCAAACCCACCGGCGGTCAACGCTTCGTCCGCTTTTTCTACGAGGCCCTTAAAGAGAGCAGTGTCAACGTGCGGATCATCGTCCATCCCGGCGACGCAAAAGACCCGGACGACTACGTGAGGGGGTTGGGGTGAATGAACTATCTCTCTTCTCCGGCGGTGGCGGTGGTCTTCTCGGAACAAAATTGCTCCGATGGAAAAACATAGGATATGTCGAAAATAACGACTACTGTCAGAGAATCATTACTCAACGAATACGGGACGGAATCCTCGATGAGGCCCCCATATTCGGCGATATCAGGGCATTCCTCAGTGACGGGTACGCCGAGGCATATCAGGGCTTGGTTGATGTCGTTACGGCTGGCTTCCCCTGCCAGCCTTTCTCTGTTGCCGGGAGACAGGCCGGAGAAGACGACCCGTGCAATATGTGGCCTGAAACGTGGGAGTCTATTCGCATCATACGACCGCGATACGTCTTCCTGGAGAACGTCCCAGGTCTCCTTGCTCACAAATATATTCAGCGAATATTCGGAGACCTGGCCGAAGGCGGGTACTGTATGCGGTGGCGTTGCCTGTCGGCAGCCGAAGTGGGAGCGCCTCATAAGCGCAATCGAATACGGGGGGCCGAGTCAATGGAAGAGGAACACGCCGCCTCTGAATGTGGTGGCTGGTGGGAGACTGAACCCGATGTGGATCGAGTGGCTCATGGGGTGGCCTCTAGGGTGGACAGAATTGAAGCCCTTGGAAATGGACAAGTACCGGCAGTGGTTGCGGCAGTTTGGGGGTTGTTGGTATGACCATAACAACCTTCAGCCTTCAGCTTAACAGCCTGGCATTGCCAATATGACCCCACGGCAAGCCATAAAACGCCTCACTGAGGCCAGCCTGACGCCTCTGGCGTGGGAAATTGACAAGGTAGCCGCCATTGCCGAGGCCGGAGATCGTTTGTCGGCGCTCAGGCTCCGCAAAATACCAGCGATGATCAACGCCCTGACGGTCAGGGCGGAGCGGGAGGTCTACACCGACCGGGTGACCAAGGCGTGCGGATTCTCGGCCAAGGCGGTCGAGGACCTGCTGGAGATGTCCGTTGACCTTCGTAGGGGGCTCGGTGAGCGGTGGGCTGACCTACGGAAGGCCGATGCTCACGAGTTAAGCTGTCATATCTTTCATTGGTTCGAGAACGGCGCTGGCGGTAAGTTTTTTAAAACCTCGGACGGCAAGGCCCGGCTCTTCTATCACGGCAAACATTATGAGATAAGTCCCAGTGATGACAGTTTTAACGGCCTGATGTACCGCATGACGCGCCTGGCAGCTATCGAAAAGCCGGGGCCGCTCCTCTGGTACTATCTGAAGATGAAGTGCCTTGAAGAAGGCGAACCTATCGACATGGTGTCATGGCTCTTCACGGACAGGGAGAGGGATGTTGTCTACCTCAACCTGAACTCACCCCACAATAAGATTTTACGCATTGCTCCCGGCGAAGAGCCGACTCTGATGGAGAACGGTACGAACGAACACTCGGTACTCCTCTCCAGCTCCCCGCAGATGCGGGAATTCCAGTACAATCCAAATGCGAGCGAAGCCGAAGGCTTTGCGGCGCTAAAATCCCTGTTAATGGATACAACCCCGTCTGAGGGGCCGCAGCGGTATTTTTATTTATGCTGGCTCTTAACAACGTTCCTCCTGGACTTCCAGGGCGACCGTGGGCTCTTGCAGGTTATCGCAAGCTCAAAAATCGGCAAGTCGAAAGTTGGAGAGAGGTCCAGCCAGCTCCTTTATGGCAGCAACTATGTCGGCAGCGGCACAGGCCCGGCAGATGTGAGGATTGCGACCAGTAACCCGATCTGTTTTCTCGACAATATCGAGAACCGCAACCTCACACAGACGAGGGTTGACTTTATGTTGCTCCTTGCCAACTCAGCGGTGAAGCCTAAGAGCAAGGCTGGATCTGATACGGAGGTGCTCTATCAACGCCTGCAATCAATGGGATTCATCACGAGTATCGAGGCTTTCCCCGGCAAATATCCCGAGTTGCTCAACCGGACGTTTCCGTTGATGCTGGAAAAACGGTACATGCTGCACGGCTACATGCACAATGAGATTATGAGGGCGATACTGAAAAAGAGGAACATCATCCTTTCGGCGATATTGAAGATGTTTAGCCGGGTGGTGTTGCCGCGCCTGGAGGAAAGGTCCGACTGGTCTAAACATCTGGCGACCGTACACGCCGGGCACAATAAGGACCGGATGAACGAACACCTGTCTATGATCCTGCTGGTGTTGGAGGGAATCCTCGAACACATCCCCTGGCGACCCGATACGCCTATCAAAAAACAGTCATCGGAGCTGCTCGCAAAATGGATCAGCTATCAGGAAGAGCAGGCACACCAGACGGCAATCACCTCAAACGATCTCGTTACCATCATGGACGGGCTGGCCAAAGAAGTGATGATCAAGATCAGGGGACACGAAAACCTCAATTATCAGCCTAAAAAAGGTTTTGATTGTAATGTCCTCATCTTTAACGACCCCGAGTACAGAGAGACGTTCTATCTCACAGAAGAAATAGAAGAGGATAGCGACGACCCGGCCCTCGGTTTCAAAATTACCGTGCAGCGCCTCAATTTCATAATGTCCGCCGCCGACCTATGGCGCCTCTTCAACAAGTATTGCGCCCACGAGCACACAAGAAACCCTTTCGAAAATCCCACCGCTCTTGGGAGCCGTCTGGCAAACGACAAGGACACCATGGAAGCCGGTGAATGGAAGTATCACACCGGCAAGGATCGCCTTCAGTACAAGAAGGTGATGGGTCACTGGCATTGGAGGCTGTCTATGCGCTTCCCCATAAATGACTAATGATTACAGCTATTTACACTTTTTTTTGTGTAAAGTCTCATTTCTGGAGGGTCACAACTTTTTGAAATGGTTCCCCTAAACTATAACTATACTTCTAAGTATATGATAATAATAAGGAAATTTAGGGGAACCATTAGGGGAACCATAGGGGAACCATAGGGGAACCTAGGGGAACCATAGGGGAACCATTTTTATTGTCTCAAATGGTTCCCCTAAACTTAACTATTCAATATATAAGGTGAATTAGGTGTTTAGGGGAAGCAGGGAAGTAGGGGAACCATTATTTATGCTCTCAAAAACTGAAAACCTACTAAAAGGCTTTGAAAAGTGGCTTCTCGGATGCGAAAAATCACCCTTCACTGTGAGGTCTTACCTCGAAAAAGTGGTACCTTTTTGCCAATGGCTGGATGCCAGGGCGGTCGATATCCTCGAAGTGGACCCGCAAGAGGCCGGGTATTTTTTCCAGTATCTGTTGCTGAAGAAAAAACATGCGGCCAACACCCGGAACCTGGCTTACACGGCGATCCGCCAATTCTATAACTATCTGGTTGCCCAGCAATTGATGGCGGCCAACCCACTGGACGATGTGACAGCGCCGAAGAAAGAGTATCGGAAGATGGGTGCGTTGACGAACGATGAAGTGCAACTATTGATACACGCGCCTGGCATGGACACGGAGCGCGGCCTCAGAGATACCGCCATGATTGCGCTGTTGACGGCTGTTGGATCAAGGGTGTCTGCGTTGACCCGACTGAGGCTTGGTGACATAAGGGCCGAAGAGGTCACACTTCCGCCCCGGTGTGGATACTGCAATCAGGTCGATTACTCCGGAGCGTCAAGGATGAGGCCGAAAAAAAAGACCATGGCGATTTTGACTTTGCGTGAGAAGGGGAACAAACAGTGGGACATCCCGCTGAATGACAAGGGCGCGTTCTACCTCAATCAATACCTGGTACAGCGGGAGTTTGGCAGTGATAGCGATATCGTCTTCCCGGCGTTGAAGCGGCGCCCTGTCCGGCCTATCTCCAGAGCCGGGATATTGAGCGTTATCAAGCGGTATGCTCGGGAGGCAAAGATCAAGGGCTCCGTGTCACCCCACAGCTTCCGCCGTGCTGCGATAACCTGGCTCCTCGATTGTGGTGTGGATGAGATGGTGGTTAAGAATTACTTCGGTCACGCTGCCCTCTCCACAACAGAGAGGTACCGCAACGTGACGCATCGTTCTTTCATGTTCGCCGGTGTCGCAGCAGAAAAGAATCTACTGGAAGCTATTGAAACTCCTATGGATAAGATCATAGAGAAAGGTTGATGTCTGTCTGTTGCTTCGTCAAGTGTCTAGTTCTGTGTGGTTGTTAATTTTAGATAACCATATAAATACTGGTACTTTTCTGGATGGAGAAATAGGGTTATTAGAAAAGAACTTGCCTCCGTTACTACAGCTCTTGCCACGGTATCTAAACTGGTTAAATAGTGTAGTGATATCAACTTGTTGGGGTATACATTAATGGTCAGTAGTGTAAATACAGAGGCAGGGAGAGCAAAATCATTTATTTTTAGAAGGGGGTAGGGGTCTAATTAGGGGGCTACTGTCTTGGAAAAATATGAGGTATTTTTGATTCCAGGTTTATTGGCGCGTAGGTGTTTGTTATTTTTTTTGTTTATCAGTGAAAATAAAGGGGGGCGCGGGGGGAATGGCAGACTTTAAGCCCTCAGACGGGTCTCATGGGTTCCTGGCCGAGGTCGAGCAGCTCCTCAATGATGCCCTCGGCTCTCCGCACGGCACACTGGAGTTCAAGGGCATCCTTGACCGGCACGGCGGCGGCGACATCTACATCCCGACATCGACCGAGGTTTATAATTTATGGCGACAAAAGCAGATAAGGGCCCGTTTCACCGGCAGCAACTATCAGGAGTTGGCCGACGAGACCGGCCTCTCTGCTCGACACATCAGGAGGATAATTCATGACGACAAATAGAAGCAGCACAGCAAAAAAGACGAGAATGGACATGCTCCCAACCCATATGATAGGGCAACACTTATCCGCCGCCCTCCCGGAACTAACCTCTTTTGACGAACATTGTGCTATCTGTGGATTAGGGGGAGGTGAAGGCTTACCTTTGGATCAGGTTATCACTTCTACCTTTGCCGACATAGATTGGCTTCTGGACGGTGGCCGCCACATCTGTATCTATTGTCTGCGTTGTCTCGGCCAGGGTCAGCCTCGGAACGAATGGATAAAAAACGTGAGTTGTATTGCAACTCCGGAGAAACTTCTCCGCCTCAAAAGAGACGATCTCTGGCTGCACCTGCTCGCTCCCCCCACAATCCCCTTTATATTCAACATCACCTTTAGTCACAAAAAGCACATGAGTTTTAAGGGCCGCGTCAACTGTGGAGGACGCCGTTATTACGTCACAACCGACATAGACACAGCTGAGATAGACCTATCCCGCATGGCGTCGGCCATAGAGGCAATGCGGTCATGGTATTCCGTCTGTAAAGATACCGCAGTCAAACCCACATGGTTCACAAAGAACGACATATTGAGAGGTGTTACAAACTATAAAAAAATTGAAAATTATGGGACAGAGCAATTTTTAAAAGAGGATGCCGTGTTGTCCAAGTGGCGCGGCAATCATGCCCTCGAAATACTAACCTACGCACTCAACAAAAAGGAGGCAGTAAAATGATCAAATTCAACTACATATTCAAAGCCGTTGGACCGCTCCACACAGGCAGCGATATCAGTGAAGGTATATTCAAATCCCTTCGGCGCCAGAAGCACGTCCTGCCCGAATCACTATCCTACAGCTCCGTCCTTACCGACGAAGCTCGCCGAGACGCAGTAGTCAACCTCTGCATGGGTGTCTGGAACTCCATAGACTTCGATGCCATGAGAAAAAGCCGCCTCCTCAGAGTGTGGGACGAATTTGCCGCAAAGCTTACCGCCGCCGGGCGATGCAGAGACAAATACAAATTTCTCGACCGCCTTTGCCGTTCCTGGGGAATCAGATCGTGCACACATGACCTCGTAAACCAAGCACTAGATGCTCTCACCGACACAGAACTGCTCGACATAGTACGCAACGAGACCATCTATATCGTCCTTAAAATGCGGGTGATAAAAGACGACATGCAACAGCAGTGGGAAAATAACAAAGTCAGGAGTAAAGACTACAAATATCCTGCGATCAAAAAGCTTGAATCGCCCATAGTCGTCAGCCGGTACGATGAAGAGCTGCCTTGCATCTCAGGCAACAGCATTCGCGGGAAAATGCGGCGCATAGCCATGTACGACTACTGTCGCCGCGCCGGGCTGACCTCCCTCTCCAAACGTGTTTACCACACATTCTTTAGTGGCGGCTTTCTCGATTCCTCATCCACCTACGAAGATTTTGGCCGGCTGGACGACGTATGCAGCCACCACCCCATGCTTGCCGTCTTCGGTTGTGCCTTTGGCGACATGATGATCGAGGGCGATATGAAAATAGGCTGGGCCTACCCCCTCTGTAGCGAGCGTGAGACCGCAGGCGAATCTATCTGGGAGAAGCTGGATACCGTATTCCAGACCCGTAAAGACAGCTCTAAAAGCGAGGACATCATAGACATAGAAACCGTAATTGACGGTGAAATACAAGACGCCCCCCCCCAGCAAATGAAATACGAATATGAAGTCTTTGCACCTGGCACAATCTTCGAGCATCGCATAGCCCTCTGTACCGAAGACACCCTCCACATAAGCGCCTTCTGGCACATGATTACCTTATTTACAGAGCAGCCGTACATCGGCGGCATGGGCGCCGTTGGCAACGGAGAGATAGACATCGACGGCATCACAATCCCCGAGAATGCCAATGCAGAGTACCTCAATTATATCGAAGGCAAAAAAAACCAGATAAAGGAGTTTTGGGCCAATGTCAAAGTCTAAACACCTCCACTTCAGTCCCCAATCGCAGGCATGGCGGCTCACCGTAACCTTCTACTCGCCGTGCATCTACTACACTCCCGTCATGCTCGACGGCCTGGTAGCCTACGGCCTTAACCGTCGCGCCACCGCCGCCGAGGGGCGGCCCTCCTACACCGGTCCAGGCTGGAAACGCACCGGCATCTTCGACGACCTGAAAAGATACCTCTTTCAGGATTCCAACTGCTCCGTTTGCACCCAGATGATTCCCGACATAGACATCCCCATAATCGAGAGCATCAAAAAACGGTTTGATCTCCGCCACTATAAACTAATAGACTTCGGCAAACACCGGCCCCGGATAAACAGCTCCGCGGCTCCATACCGTAACTATAACAAGCGCATGCCAGGTCGCCTTGTCCGGCAGGGACATTGGGACTTTATCGGCGACGGCCCGGCCATAGCAGCACTCATATCGAGCGAGATCGTCGGCATAGGCAAAGACATCAACGCCGGATACGGCTGGATCGCCCGCGCAAACCTCTTGGCCGTCACAGCGACACGCGAAGAAATCCTTGCCCAACGTCCCATCCCCCTCCATCTTGCCGAGCGATACGGCATAGAAGGCCGTCATGAGATACGGGCGTGGAAACCCCCCTATTGGCGCCGTGGCAACCAGACCGAGTGCGTGGTCCCCGAATGAAATACGAAAAAAACATAGAACTCCTCCGCGCCGGAGAACTATGGAAAAACACCCGGATGTTCAAGGCCAAACGCGAAAAAGCCATAACAGTCTGCATAAAAGCCTTCGAGACAAACATCCCAGCCTACCTTGCCATTAGTGGAGGGAAAGACTCAGTGGCCATGTCGGGAATAGTAGACGAAGCCGCCCGCCGTTGCGGGCAAGACTTTGTTCTTTGGGGCCACCTCAGCGACGCCAGCTTCCCAGGTACAGAAGAGACCATCCTTGAAACCGCAAACAGACTTGGCCGCGACGTTGTAATAGACCGCTCTCCCGTCTCCGCCTTCGACGTAGTTGGCCAGCAGAGCCGCGCCGCCTTTGGAAAAAAAGGGTACTTTTTCGACGCCATAAAAGCCTGGGTAGAAAAGAGTAACCGCCGTCTCACCTTCGTCGGCGTCCGGGCCGACGAAAGCAAGCGTCGCCGCAACGCCTGCCGCGCCCAGGGGCAGATATTCCAGAGCAACACCCCTTGCCACCACACAAAGTGCTTCCCCGTCGCATGGTTTACGCTGAACGACGTAGCAGCCGCCCTGTCACAGTACAATCTCCCCGTCCATCCCATCTACAACAAGCTCCCCATAGACCAGAAAACCATCAGGCTGGGATATGTGACAGCATTGGACCTCATGCACCAAGGAACAATAGTATTCCTGCGCCTGAACTATCCTGCTCTCTATAACAAACTCCTCCAGGCATTCCCCGAGGCGTCTCAATATGCATAGAGACCTCACCCCCTTTCAACGCGGCATCGATTTTATCTGTCATTATCGCGGTAACAACCTTTACCCTCGCCGACATTG